TTGGGGTCCATGATGTTCTGGCCTATCTGCGCCAGAGCCACCCGGAACATGCCGGCCAGTTCACCGTTTCCGATGTTGTCAAATGTGATTGCCATGCTTGCCTCCTTTCTGAAGCTTTATGAAAAGAAACTGGCTGTTACATCACTTTCTGACGCCGTTTCCTGCTCCTGATGTTCTCCTCCGACCAGTTCTTCGGTTTCCACATCCGCTGCCTTAGTATCCACAAAGTTCTCCTCGTTTTCTACATATTCTTTTGTTCCATCTTCGCGGATAACCGCCATATCTGCGTCCACCGCCTGGACAATGTCAATACTCATTACACCCCATTTACTAATCAGCTGTCGAAGCATAGTTTTAAAGGCCATTTCATCAAAATTTTTGGACCAGAACGTATACTGACTTCCCTTTTCCAAATCCCGCTGATACCCAGGACTGAACTTCTTTGCGTGTGCTACCATCTTTTCCCGGCTCCAGTACATAGACTTGCGGAATCCATTCAGATACTCAAACATCGCATAATAGCCAACGGTTAGCGCTTCCTCACGGGCCTCTTCATCCTGTATCAGATTCACTTCAATTTCCTCATTCAGTGGATCGAACCGGATCAGCTCTCCCTCTTTAATGGCCATTACATTCAGCTTTTTATATTGACCAGAACGAAGAGCCAACTGAATATATCCTTTATATCCGAGTTGGAACTGAGCCTCCTTGGCTCCCTTCTTTCGGTTGTCATAGGGGACAAGATAATACTGCCCAAGTTGCGGACTGGGTGAAAGATTCAGGGATTCTCCCAAAAGAGCAGCACTTAAAATGCTTGTATTCGTGCATTCCTGTAGCGCAGGCGTCGCCTGTACGGCAGATACAATACTGGAGATAAAACGGCTGCCGTTCTTTCCTCCAATCACGCTGTTAATCTGGTTCTTTACCGCATCCTGTGTCAGGTAGGCGGTAAGCCCCTGCTTAGGGGCTCTATTTGCCAAACTGTTTCCTACTGCCATTGTTTTATCCTCCTCTTACTGCTTTGGTACCGGCTCGAACCGGATGCCGTTGGTTTTTAGATACTGTTTTAATCCTGCCAACTGAATAGAAGTTGCATATACACGAAAATCCAGAACATGAATCGACTCTTCCACTATTTCAACCGCCGGTACAGGAACTGCAGTTTGCTGACTCTCCGGCTCTGCGGTTTTCTCTTCCTGTTTCTTCCCTGCTGCCATTACGGCCTGGGCCTCTGCCTTTCTTCTGGCCTCCTGTTCCGCTTTGGCCTTTGCGCGTTCTGCCTCATATTCTTTTCGCTTCTGCTCGGCTGCCTCCAGGCGGTTCCGCTCTGCAATCGCTTGACCAATATCATATGTACGCAAAAAGACTTCTTTCATATCTCCCGCATAAGGACTGTCCACCTCGTTAAGAATTGCCAGTCCCTCATCTACCTTCTGGATCATCTCCAGAATATCCTCCTTTACGGATTTCATGGTCGTGGATGCATTTGCGTACTCCGGTTTGAAAACCCTCTCGAAAGGAAGATATTTTTCTATGTCATGGATATTGTCATCATAAAATTCCCGTATCTTCGCTGTCTTTTCTTCCCGCTGGCGACGCTCATAATCTTTCACCTGGGTGTCAATGTTGTCGATGGCCCGCTGGACAATGGCCACCAGTTCCTTCTCTTCCTTTTCAAACTGCTCATAAGGCACCATGACCTTTTTCTTAAGTTCTTTGCGCTTCGCCTCCATCGCGTCCACAAACTTGTTCAGTTTGGCGCGGTCCGCCTTGGCTGCCTTGATGGCATCATCCGTGTATACCGACACTGCATACTCCTCAGAGGCCACAGTGATTTCATTTTTCAGTTCCTCAAAATTCCACTCTATTTTCTGTATAAATCCGTCATCCTGCGGATTATATATTCTAAGCTCCATATCTTCTTCCTATATCGCAGGGAGAATCAGATCTGGCCGGCGTCCTGAAACTACACAGTCCCAAAACCGCTTTTCAGCGTCCACCAAAAACCGGATGTCCTCCCAGGCGTCCTTTCGATTAATAAAATAATGTTTTGTAGTGATTCGCAGTTCACCGCCCCACTCGCTTTTTAGCTGGGCTTTCAGAACTGCAAAATCATACTCAGTCACTGCCAGATAGTGCAGCACCTGGCAATAATAATTGTCTGGGAGCCGATCCCTCCACTTCTCTTTCTGCATGCTCTGCAAGATGTTAGTGGTCTTGATTTCCAACACACCGTGGCGGCCTTCCTCGTCAATCAATTCCCCATCCAGCGAAGCATGCATCCACGGAAAATCTGAATTTAGAAACATGTTGTTTTCCTCATAAAGAACTTGGTACTGTGGAAAATCAAGAGAAAAGAGGCCGCGCAGATACTCCTCTGCTTTAGTCCCATATTGGACATAGTCACGCTCCGAGATATCCTCCGGGATAATTAACCCCATCTTCTCTTCCCATAACTGCACATTGTCCTTATAAGGGTTCATGCCGACACAGGCGCTGGCATCGGAACCGCCAATGTGGTTCTTTCTGGCTTGCAGCCATTCCTCGCGGCTGTTGAATTGGTACTTTCTGACCGGCATCCCATTTCCTCCTCACAATCACACGGCTCCCCAGGATCCAGATGGGCCCCACAGTGCGGACAAACTTTGTAATAATTCATCTCCCTGCCTCCCCTGCCAGAAAATCACGAATACTGTCTGTCATTTCGTCAAGATTGCCTTTCATATACTCGCGAATTGCACGGTCAATCCCGTCGTTTATTTCAATTAGGCTGCCGCATACAACAACCGGATCCTCCGACAATCTTTTGATTGACTCTATTACCATGCACTGCAGTGTCTTGGTTACCGCCTGGGGATTCCCGCTACCCACAATCATGCTTCTTGCGGATACTTCGCATCCCCTGGATGTTGAAATCTGTCCCAGAAACAGATTTCCTTCGTACTGACGCGTCTTACCATCATGTTCAATTGTTACTTTTACCATTGCATCCTCCTGTCTTCCCTGCTATAATCAGGGTGTAAAATGATTTTTAATTACCTGAGCCTGTCCGGTTGCCTCCGGCAGGTTCTTTTTCTTTCTCGGCATCAGTTTCCCCGTATAGCGGCTTACTCCGATGGCGGCCCCAGCTCTATTTGTCCTGTTTCTTCGTCTACTCATTTTGGCCTCCCTACTGGTTTTTAAAAGTAACCGTCATCCCTGGGTATTGCTCCGTCAGCATCTTTTTTGCATCACTGACCATCACATTCGCTGCCAATGCCCACTGCACAACATCACAATGCTTTTTACCATCCAAGTAACACCATATGGTTGTTTTCTTTCTCTTCATCTTTTCTTCCTCCTCCCTACATCCATCCGGCCGCCCGCAGGAACACCCCGGCCGCAATAATCCATCCGTATGTCATCCACACCATCATGCTGGTCATCCGCTCTACTTGCTTGTTTGCTTCTGCCTCTCGTGCCTGCTTGACAGCCGCGGGGCCATCGTTATAATGTTTGTGCATTGGTATCACCTCCTTTACATAATGGTCTTGCGCTGCTCCTCTGGCACCCCAAGCGCTTCGCAGAGCAGCCACAGCTCTCCCGCCCGGAAGGTGGCTGGCTCCGCTTTCCGCTTCTTAAATGTCTCTACCGGCATATTAATCGCCTTCGCGATTCCGGCATTGGTCATATTCCTGCGCGTCTTATGTTCGCTAATTATTGCCCGGACATTCTCCGCTCTCTGGTGGGTGTAGGTGGCATAGGCGGCCGCTTTTTGTTTGTCTGTCATCCCCTCACGCTCCTTTCTCATCTGTGCTACCCTCAGAAAAAAGATAATCCACTGTACACTGAGGAAAAACTTTTTTCTTAATTGCATACATTTCGTTTCTTTTAAATTCGGTGGTTCCGTTCGCTTTGTTTTTTAAGGTTTCATAGTTAATTGCTGTCATTTCGGACAATGCTTTCAGAGTTAACTTTCGTCTTGCCAACTCAGCATTTAAATTAGGAAACATTCTATCACCTCCGTTTGTTACCCTGCATCGTAATACATTTGCATTATATACCCCGCATCGTAATATGTCAACCCTAAAGTGTTGCTTTTTTATTTCACAGGGTATTTTTTTACTTTACAAAGTAATAGAAATGTTGTATATTCATTTTATAAGGAGGTTAGTTATATGACGTTTACAGAAAAATTAGATATGCTAATGGAAAAGAATCACATGAATAAGTCGGAGCTGTCTCGTATATCAGGAATCCCATATACGACTATTGATGGATTTTACAAAAAGGGTTCAGACAATATAAAGTTATCTACATTAAAAAAAATAGCAAAGAGTTTTGATTGCAGTTTGGACTACTTAGTCGATGATGACGTTGTTGATAACGAGCCTCAAACTATTGCCGCGCACAAGAACACAAATTGGACACAGGAAGAATTAAATAAAATAAACGACTTTAAAAAATTGTTATTAGCTGCCAGATCAAATAAAGGGAGTGATTGATTTTGACTTATGAGGAACTTCAAATTGAAAATGAAAATTTGAATATACAAGAGTTAGATCTTTCGGAAGTATCTGAGCTTAAGGGATTATACATAGATGGAAATATTGCTATTCACAATTCTTTGAGCGAAACCGAAAAAGCTTGCGTCCTTGCTGAAGAACTTGGACATCATTATACAAGCAGCGGAAATATACTTAATTTAAATATCGCAAATAATCGTAAGCAAGAATATGTTGCTCGACTTTGGGCCTATAAGAAACAAGTCGGAATTTCAAATATTATCAAAGCCTATGAATACGGTTGCAATACTCTAAATGATACTGCGGAATTTTTAAATGTCACGGAAGAATTTCTTATAGAGGCATTGGAATGCTATCGCCAAATTTATGGGGACGGCGTTTCTTTTGAAAATTATCGTATAAAATTTGAACCGTATTTGCAAATTAATAAATATTTATGGGAATCAATGTGACTCAAAGCGGAGGAAGAAGGTAATCTATGAGTATAAAAGGGAAAAGCAAGGAATTGTACGTTGGAAATTCAGAAGTAAGCATTCTTGATTTTTGGGGAAATAAAAGGGCGATCAAGTACAGTGAATTAAAGCAGGTTAGTTATCATTATGCAGGAAAATTTCGTTCCGGGTTTATCAATTTCATTACACACATAGAAAAAAATGAGAAGGTCTATTTTAGTGCCAACGCAAACGCACCTATTCGAAAGACTATCGACTTTATAAAGGAACATGCTCCTAATGTATCTATTATAGAATTGGAAAGAAAAGAAAATACGAGCAATACCAGGAAACAACCTGATTTAAATTTTAATGATCCACTAACAATGAACGCATTAAAATTGATAATATCAAGACAAAAAGCTTCAATTGGCATGATACAACGGTCACTTAATATCAGTTATGAACGAGCAGCAAAAATAATGGACGAACTTATTAATTCGGAGATTGTAAGTAAGCCGCATGGCACCGCTCCATTTAAAGTAAGATTATCTCAAAAAGACTTTGAACACCTGAAAAATACGCCTTTTATTTCAAATACTACTAACAGAAATTTTGATTGTATGAATGGGTATGACTTCGAATTGTTTTGCACTGACCTATTATATAAAAACGGTTTTAGTAGCGTTATAAGGACACCAGGAAGCGGAGATCATGGCATTGACATTCTGGCTGAAAAAGATGGAATTTCATATGCTATACAATGCAAATGTTATTCTGAAAATATAGGAAATAAAGCGATTCAGGAGGCTCACACTGGTAAAAGTATATATAAAAGAGATATTGCTGTTGTGTTATCAAATCGATATTTCACCGACCAAGCAATTGAAGAAGCCCGGATTTTGGGCGTAAAGCTTTGGGATAGAAATATCTTAATACAGTTGATAAATAATGTAAAATAAAAACCGCCCGGTGCTACCAACACTGAACGGCTTTTACATAGATACTCTTACCGGACTGCTCCGGAAGATATACTTTATCTCGCAAATAAATTATATCATCCTCAGAGCGTCCTGGCAAGGGGCGTATTTTTTATACCCAAAAGTTGCGATATCGCAACAGGAAAGGATGATATTATGGCAACAGCAAAAAAACTACCATCAGGCTCCTGGCGCTGCCAAGCCTTCAGCCACACCGAAAAAGTGATTGATGAAAAGACAGGAAAAACCAAAAGCAAGCGGGTCTATGAATCCTTTACATCTGATGACCCGTCGCCACGCGGAAAGAAAGAAGCAGAGGCCGCAGCCGCCCTATTCCAGCTTAACAAGGAGAAACGGCCAAAGAGCCATGAGTATAGGAACATGACCCTGTCGGAGGCCATTGACGCCTACATAGAGAGCCGGGAGGCTATCAACCGGTCGCCAACCACAATACAGGACTACCGCTGCATCCAGAAAAATGCCTTCCAGGATATCATGGATTCGAAATTAAAGGATCTGGACGAAGAAATCTTACAGGAAGCCATTAATGTGGAAGCCCGGAGGCCATCAAGAAAGCGCGCCAGGAACCCGAAGCCAATATCGCCAAAACGTCTGAAAAATGAGTGGGGCCTGGTCACAGCCGTGCTGAACAAATATCAAAAAGAGCTGAACTTTGAAAA